GTGCTTGTTGTTCTTGTACTTTTATTTTTCTTTCCATATTCTTTCTTTGTGCTCTCTGTTCTCTTTTCTTTTTTCTATTATTAATTAAATTTTTTTCTTGTGCTCTCCTCATATGTTTCATATTTCCAAAATTTTCTGTATTATTACTAAACAAAAAATATATTATAATTAAAATTATAACTATTTTAATATTCATTATATTACTATATAAAATAATTTAAGTATTTAAAATTAAATTAATGTTCTCAACAGATACCCAATAACCATTATCACACAAAAAATCTTGAATTGAAGATTCTGTTTCTGATTTCTTATATTTAGTTAAATCTTTATAAATAATATTATTTTTATTTATATAATCAATAACTAATTTTACTATAAAATCTTTGTTATCCTGAAATATTTTTTCCGATTCACACCATTTTTCATTTTTAAATATTTCACCATTTTTTAAAATTACCTCCCCACCTTCATCAAATCCTTCTATTGAATATTGAATATTAAATTCGATATTACTATATAATAAAGATACTTTTTCAATCCAAGGGAAAGGCGGCGACCATGCAGTATCAAAATAATAAGTTAAACTATAATAACTAAATAATTCTTGAATAATTGGAATAATTGGACTAACTTTTACCTGTAATTTTCTATTCAAAACTAAAAGTGTATTTATTATATTCTTTTTTAAATATTTTTTTTCTTTAATAACAGAAATTTCACAAGCATCCCATTTAGTTCCCCAATTAGCACAATTCCATTTATACCAATTATTTTCTTCAGATTCTGGTCTTGGTACTGATTTACTAAATGATAATTCTTCTTTTTTACCATCATGTATTTCATCAGATAGATTTTCATTATAAAACTTATCTAAGTCTATTTTAGAGCCTTTTAAAATTAAAGTATTATATGACCAATTTGGCATTTATTTAAAAAAATTATTATTTTAAAAATAAATAATCAATTTTTACTTTTTTATTTATAAAGAAATGTTTATTATAAAATTATACAAAAATTGTTTATACTCTTCCACAGACATATCAGGATTATCTAAATTATAATCAGTAATATATTCACACATTGTTCCTATTGGTAATTCATTTTTGTATTCTAAATATGATTCATCTTCTGATTTCTTAAAAATAATTGCTGCTTTTGTTTCTCTATGGTATTCCTCTTTTAATCCTCTATAGTTCTCATCACCAGCATTATCCCAAATATTAAGTCTTAATTTTCCTAAATCACCATGCAGGTCAATCGGAGTAACTTCCACTCCTAACGTTGGTTTATATCCACTATTTGTTACATTATTAGTATTCTTAAATAACCTTTCTACAAATAATGTCTTACCTGTATTTGGTGGTCCTAATAATGTTATTTTAAACTCTGGTACTTGCATTTTATATAATAATTAAATATTTATTATATTTAAAATTCATCTTTTATTTAAATTAAATTTTATTATAGAATCCTAACATTATCATTTAAATTATCCCAATTATTCACTATATAATTTTGAACATGATTTAACAATTCAGCCTTTAATAAACTATTATTTTTACTTAATAACAATTCATTTAATGATTTTGAATTATGTTCAAATAATAGTCCATTGAAAATAAAAATTTTTTTTCCTTTTCTTTTCATTTTATTAAATTTATCTTCAATATTACCATTGAATGTAACTGGCTTACAATTAAATGTATAATATCCTCCTTTATCATTACATTTTAATAAATTTACTGTTCCAAAATATATATCAAAATTAATAGGATTATTTAAATAATTAATAATATTATACATTCTTCGATTAATTTTTTTTGAATTCTCAAAATCAAAATATAAACTTTTTAACGATTCAAAAATATTTTTATTTATTTCTATGATTCTTTCTGATTTGTATTGACACATAAAAATTTATATAGTCATGTTATTAATAAAATTTCAATTTTTATATAAAATAAGATTATTATAAATTAACTATTAAAAATTCATACTTCTTTCTCTCTTTTCCCAATACTTATTGTATTAATATATTTAATAAAATAAATTAATTCAATTTTTAATGAGGACAATTATCTTATCTTGATTGTAAAAATTTTAAAATATGTGATGATTCTTCTCTAATCTTATTTTTTATATCATCAAAGTTAAATGTGAATTCTTTACCACTTAAACTATAATATTTTATAGTAGTTGATTCATTAATATTATAAATAGTTTTAAGAAAATGTATAATTTGCTCATGACTATAATTAAATCTTACAAGACTAGCTATATTAATAATTTTTGAAGTAAAATCATCTAATTGAAAATATTTATCATTTATTGCATTCTCTGAAGATAAATATTTTAAAATTTCTATATAACCATACTCTGTTGTAGAATAAACTGGATCTAAATATGGAATTTGATAATATAATTTAGGAAGTTGTTTCCATTTATTTATTGCATCATAATTTTTATCTATATACTTCACTAAATCTAAATTACCTGTTAAACAAGCACAACAAAATAAGTTTGCTATTTTAATATTATATACAGTTGAATTATTTTCTTTTGGATCAATTTTACATTTATCTATTAAATTACTATCTTTATTTGAAATTTTCGAAAAAACTTTATTATCTGATTTATCCAAAAATGTATTAATAAAACTTTCAAAATCTTCTTCTTTTAAAATGTTGTATCGATTATAATATAAAATATTACTCATAAAACATAATATAATGTATTTAAAAATAAAATTTCAATTTTTATTATATGAAAATTCTTATAACAGGGGGAACAGGACTTGTAGGTAAAGCAATTGAAAATATATCAAATAAATATAATTATGAATTTGTATTTTTATCATCTAAAGATTGCGATCTTACTGATTATTTACAAACTAAAAAATTGTTCGAAAAAGAAAAACCAGACTATGTAATTCATCTTGCTGCATATGTTGGAGGACTATTTAAAAATATGAATTATATGGTTGATATGTTTGAAAAAAATGTACTTATCAATACTAATGTATTAAAATGTGCACATGAATCAAATGTAAAAAAATTAATAAGTTGTTTATCTACATGTATTTTTCCAGATAAAACAACATATCCAATTAATGAAAATATGTTACATTTAGGCCCCCCTCATAATTCAAATTATGGATATGCTTATGCTAAAAGAATGTTAGAAATTCATTCTAGAGCTTATCGGGAACAATATAATGATAATTTTATATGTGTAATTCCCACAAATATTTATGGTGAACATGATAATTATTCTCTTACTGATGGTCATGTTATACCAGCACTTACTCATCAATGTTATTTAGCAAAAAAAGAGAAAAGACCATTTATTGTCAAAGGATCTGGTAAACCATTAAGACAATTTATTTACTCTAAAGACTTGGCTGAATTAATAATGTGGACTTTAGAAGAATATAAAGAAAATGAAAATATAATTTTATCAGTTGGAGAAGAAGATGAAGTTTCCATAGAACAAGTAGCATTGTCTATTGCTAGATCATTTGATTATGAAAATTTAATATTTGATACAAGTTACTCAGATGGTCAATATAAAAAAACAGCAGATAATACTAAATTAATGCAATTAATAGGTACTTATAAATTTACATCAATTAATGATGGTATAAAAAAGAGCGTTAATTGGTTCACAAATAATTATAAAAACTGTAGAAAATAATCTAAATAGTATATATATAAATGGAATCAAATATTGATTTTAATAAAAAAAATGACAAAAAATGCACAAAAATTCTTGAATTTTACAATACATGTAATCAAAATATTAAAATAAAAGATGAAGTTGACAACAAAAATTTAAATAATCACATATGTACTATTTTAAAAATAAATTGGGAAAATTGTGTATTTAAAAATATTTTAAAAGATAGGAAAAACATATGAATTCCAACAATTTTTGTTATAAATATCTTTTATACAATCATCTATTATATCTTCTTTGAACTTATATTTGATTAAATAAGATACTAATCTAAAACTATCTATATCAAAAAATAATTTTGAATGATAAAATTTATTTAAATCTGTTTTATTTTTAACAAAAGATAATAATATATATACATTATTATATTTTTGATATTTAAAACCTACATTTATTGGATTTAACATTTTATTATTACTATCATTAAAAAATTTAGATAATAAACCATATACATTTAAAAATTTAATTAAAAAGGTAAAAATATCATAGTTAACACATTTATATTCCTTAATCAAAAAATGTAAAAAATTATTTCCATCACCAAAATCATAATTTAATAAATCTATTATATTATAATTTTTATTATTCATTATAAATCTTATGTTAATTGCATCAAATGCATTATTTTCAATAGCATACTTCAAAAGTATAAAATTTTTTTCTAGTAAAGATATATTATTATACGTATTAATTTCATTAAGAAATTTTCTTGTTTTGTTGTTATTTGAAATGTGATAATTCATATATATTAAATCTAATTAGATTACAAAAATATTTCAATTTTTAAAAAAATATAAATAATTGGTTTAATTTAATATAATTATATTTGATATTAAATAATGGAAATAAAATTACCTAAAAATATAGAAAAAATATTAAATGAAGAAATTGTTGAAAATGAAATAATTCTTTATAAAAATAAATATTTTATTTTGTTAATAGATCCTAAAAATAAATTTGATAGTTTTCATTATACTGCATGGTATAGAAAAAATATACCTAGTTTAAAATATTTAAATTTTGATATATACCAACAAATTTTAGACCTAAAAAATGTATTAGTAGAAAAAGAAATAATACAAAAGGATAGTATATCTTACATACATTATCCTCCTCATTTTTATAGATTACATATTCATTTTGTTGATAAAAATCATAAATTTCACGCTCCTAAAGAACACATTTTTTATATTGAAGATGTTAAAAACTTATTTTTTTGTAAAATATAATTAACGACTATAATAATTAGATAAGACAGCCTCATCCCCTATTTTACAAACTCTGCCTGAGGCAGCTTTTATGTCTGAATCTTGATCATTTAAAAAAAAACCATTTTCATAATGGTTGTAAAACTTATCATATATGTTACCATCTCCCTCATCCCATAATTTAATAGCAGCCTTGAAACAAGAGCCCCCGTGACCTTGTTTATCTAGCACTACTATAGGTTTCTTATTTTTAACCACTGTTGATGAGCCCGATGCGCTCCAGCCCGTCGAAATTCCACCAGAGTAGTTAATATCATATTCATGTGTATGATTTCTCATTAATTTTTTAAAGTAATTAAAATTCTTTTCTAGAACTTTTAATGGACTATCTGAATTTGTTAAATTCTCTGCAATTGCTGTTTTTAATGTACTATTAGAATTTGTTAAATTAGTTTTAATTGCAGAATCTATAGAATTTAATTTTCCTTGAATAGCTGAATTTTTAGAAACTATCCAATCAGACAATTTTATAGGTGTACCACCTACTTTTATTTGTAAATCATCTATTGTTAGTAATGTATTTCCATTACTTATAAGTTGACTTGCTAAAGCACCTAAATTCTTAATTGCTTGTAAATTTTGTTGAGATATAGATTGTGCAAATTTTTCTTTATTTTTTTAACTGTTAAGCATATGTTCCAAATAAATAATATTGCTATAAGTAATATTGTAAATTACTTATAAACATTTTATAAATTATAGTAGAAAAAAAATTAAAAATTCATAAATTTCATTCCCCTAATAAAAAATATCTATAATAAAAACCAAAAAAACTACGAATTTTATTAAAAACAAAAACAATAAAAGAACAAATACTATATAATGTTCCAAATGATACCCAAACAAAAAAACCACTAAGAAAATTTTCCATAGATAAAAAATTTGACTGGTCTATTTTCATTAAAGAATTTACAATGAAACCAAAAAAAGGTATCGAAAAAATAAATAATATTATTTTACAATATAGTAATTTATCATGTCTTATTGAATTTCTTATAACATCGTCTTCTTCTTCAGATTCATTATTACTTAAATTATCTCCTATTTCTAAATCTGGTATTATTATTTTTATATTATCTAAAATATCTTTATCAAATTCTTCTCTACATATTGTACATTTTTTCCCATTATTTAATAATATATCTTTAAAACAATTGTTACATATACAAGTTTTACATTTACATGGACTTAAATAATTAGTTTCATTTAAACATACATAACAATTTGAATAACTTGATTTATGATTTAAAAATTTTAGTTTTTCTTCATCTAAATCATTCATTTCTATATCTTCAGACATTATTTAAATAAATAAATATTTATTTAAACAACATGAATACTTACTATATTATTTATTACAATCACTTTGAACCATTTCTTTAACCAATTCTTCAAAACTATATTTATTTTGCCATCCTAGCTTATCTTTTGCCTTAGTTGAATCACCTAATAATTCTTCTACTTCAGCTGGTCTAAAATATTTTTCTGATATAAATATTAATTCTCTTTCTGTTTTTTCATCATAACCAATCTCATTAATACCTTCTCCTTTCCACTTTATATTAAAACCTTTTAAACTAAATGCTTTTTCTATAAATTCTCTAACACTATGAAATTCATTTGTTGATAATACATAATCATCTGGTTTATCTTGCTGTAACATTAACCACATACCATAACAATAATCTTTTGCATGACCCCAATCTCTTTTCGCATCTATATTGCCCATAACTAATCTATCTCTTTCTCCAGTTAAAATCATATTTAATCCTCTGGTAATTTTTCTTGTAACAAATGTTGGCCCTCTTCTTGGACTTTCATGATTGAATAAAATTCCGTTACAGGCAAACATATTATATGATTCTCTATAATTTTTAGTAATCCAAAATCCATAAAGTTTAGCAACACCATAAGGTGATCTTGGATAGAAAGGTGTTTTTTCATTTTGAGGTACTTCTTGTACTTTACCATATAATTCAGAAGTAGATGCTTGATAAAATCTTATTTTATCTTGATATCCAGAAGATCTAATTCCTTCTAATAATCTTAAAACACCTAAACCATCTACATTACCAGTATATTCTGGCATTTCAAATGAAACTTTAACATGACTCATGGCAGCTAAATTGTAAATTTCTAATCTTTCTAAATCTTTCGTATTATTTTTTATTTCATATAAAATATGTAATATATTAGAACTATCTGTCATATCTCCATATCGTAAAATTAATTTTTTATTTTTATATAAATGATCTATTCTTTTTGTATTTATATCAGAGGCTCTCCTAATTATTCCCCAAACTATATAATTTTTTTCTAATAATAATTCAGATAAATATGAACCATCTTGACCAGTTATACCTGTCACTAAAGCTACTTTTACCATTTAAAATAAATTATATTATTTATTAAAATATTAACCGAAATAAAATTAGTTTATTTATATAAAATACTCTAATAAATTATAACTATGAATAAAAAGTACAAATGTGATAAGTGTGATCAATCTTTTAACAAATATACTTCATTACAATCACATAAAAAACAATATCATAAAAAAAAAGATAAAAAATTTAAATGTGATCAATGTGACGAATCATTTAATAAATATATTTCTTTACAATCACATAAAAAACAATATCATAAAAAAAAAGATAAGGAATTTAAATGTGATAAATGCGACGAATCTTTTAATAAATACGTTTCTCTGCAATCTCATAAAGAAACATATCATAAAGAAATAGAACAACAAAAATTACCTAAAAAAAATATAATTAAAAATTTTCAATGTGATAAATGTGATCAAGCATTTGATAAATATTTTTCTTTAAAATTTCATAAACAAAAATATCATAAAATTGAAAATAATGAAAAAAATATAAAAGTTAATGATCCATTTATTGCAATGCCTAAAACATGTATTGTAATACCTAAAAAATTAGAAAAAAAATTAAT